TTTGAAACTGGAGGAACAAAATGAGTGTCGTTCAAGAACCTGTTGTAAATTGGACACCTGACCAAATGGTTGAGGTAATCCTAAATGAACCTGATGACTTTCTGAAAGTTCGTGAGACTTTGACACGTATCGGAGTTGCTTCACGCAAGGAAAAGAAAATCTATCAATCTTGCCATATTCTTCATAAGCAAGGTAGATACTATCTCGTGCATTTTAAAGAGTTGTTTGCACTTGACGGCAAACATGCAAATCTTACGGTAAATGATGTTCAGCGTCGTAACCGTATTGCTCAGTTGATTGCAGATTGGGGTCTAGTAGAAGTTGTTGATGCTTCTAAGATTTCTGATATTGCACCACTGAATCAAATCAAAGTTCTTTCTTATAAGGACAAAGGAGATTGGATTTTGGAGACCAAGTATAATATTGGTGCCAAAAAGAAAAGGGTGGAAGAGGAAACCGAATAAGAAAGTGGGGAGAACAACACTACCCTTTTTTATGTTTTCTAATATATAATAATGATGTTGCCTTCGGGGACATTATTAACTTACAGACGCTTTAAGGAGGTCTATTATGTTCGGAACAAGTTCGCTTACACTCACAGTACCAGAAACTGCAAAGTATCTGATGGAGATTCAAAGAAATAGTATTGGATTGGATGAGTGGTTTAAAAGGTTTGATACTGCGTATGAATCGCATACTAACTATCCACCATACAATCTAATCAAAGAAAGTAGTGTTGATTTCAGATTAGAAATTGCACTTGCTGGATATAAAAAAGATGATATTGAAGTTACTACAGAATGGAATAAATTATTTGTGGATGTGAAGAAGGTCAGTGATACTGACGATGAATATCTACATCAGGGATTGGCAAAGAGAGCATTCACCCGCACCTGGACACTCTCTGATGATGTCGAAGTATGTGATACTTCATTTGTTGATGGTCTTCTGACTATTAAAATTAAAAGAGTGATTCCAGAGCATCAGAAAAAGAAAGTATATGAACTTAAATAAATAGTAGTGGGCTACTCACAACTATTGTTGTCGCAAGGGGAGCAACTGGCAAAATCCAGTTGACACTCCCCCATTTTTTTGCTATAATGACTTGAGAGGAAACTTAAAAATGTCTGTAAAAATTGCTCTATTAAAATCTGGAGAATCGGTAATTGCTGATATTAAGGAGTTAATTTCTGAAGAAAAAGTATGTGGGTATCTTTTTACGAACCCTCATAAAATTGAAGTCAGTAATTCAGTCTTCTTAACAGAACAACCTACAGAATCTGATTCTGTGAGTATTACGTTCTCTTCCTGGATACTCTTCACAAGTGATGATGAGATTCCAGTTCGACCAGACTGGATTGTAACTATTGTTGAACCAGTCAAAACTATTAAAGAAATGTATGAGGAAAAGGTAAATGCCACAAACAGTTAAGTGTGTTTTGATTAATGTTGATGTAGTTTTAATTAGTGAAATCATTAATATTGATACTGATGTTGATGATATGAGTGGTGCAAGTTGTGAATTGGTAAATCCCTTTTTATATACGAAGGATAAGGATTCTGACGAATTTAATCTTGAACCTTGGCCAGAGGTTACTTATCAAAGAAAGATTCAAATGAGAACAGAAAATATTTTAACTATTGCAGACCCAATTCCCGAAATTATTAAAAAGTATCTTGAACTAACTACATAATGCGATTTTACACAAATGTTCAGATGGTCGGAGACCACTTCTTGGTTCGTGGTTATGAAAATGGTAAACATTTCATGACTCGTGAGAAGTTTTACCCGACTCTTTTTGTCCCCTCAAAAAAGAATACTCAGTATCAAACACTGAATGGTGAATATGTTGAGGCAGTTCAACCAGGAACTGTAAGAGAATGTAGAGACTTTATTAAGAAGTATGATAGTGTAGAGGGTTTCAATATTTCTGGAAATGACCGATACATCTATCAGTATATTTCTGAGACTTATCCTGAAGATGAACTCAAGTTTGATATTAGTAAAATTAAAGTTACAACAATTGATATTGAGGTTGCATCTGAAAATGGATTTCCTGATGTAGAAAGTGCTGCAGAAGAAGTGCTACTCATTTCAATTCAAGATTATAATACGAAACAAATTCGTACTTGGGGTCTTGGTAAATTTAATAATCAACAGAGTAATGTAAATTACCGTTCTTTTACCAATGAGTATGATTTATTGAATAATTTTATTAGTTGGTGGATGATTGAGGAGAATACTCCAGAAGTCATTACTGGCTGGAATAGTGAACTGTATGATATTCCATATTTGGTTCGTCGTATAGATCGTATTCTTGGCGAAAAACTGATGAAGCGAATGTCTCCTTGGGGACTTGTAACTGAAAGTGAGAAATTTATTTCTGGTCGTAAGCATATCTCTTATGATATTGGTGGAGTAAGTCAACTTGATTATTTAAATCTTTATAAGAAATTTACTTATAAAGCGCAGGAATCTTATCGTCTTGATCACATTGCAAGTGTAGAACTGGGACAGCAGAAACTTGATCACTCCGAGTTTGATACATTCAAAGATTTCTACACCAAAGGTTGGCAGAAGTTTGTAGAATACAACATCAAGGATGTGGAACTTGTTGACCGTTTGGAAGACAAAATGAAACTGATTGAACTTGCTCTCACTATGGCATATGACGCGAAGGCAAACTATGCTGATGTGTTTTCTCAGGTTCGTATGTGGGATACAATTATCTACAATTATTTAAAAAAGAGGAATATTGTGATTCCTCCAAATGTGAGGTCTGATAAAGATTCTAAGTATGCTGGTGCATATGTAAAGGAACCAATTCCTGGTGTGTATGATTGGGTGGTGAACTTTGACCTTAACTCACTGTATCCTCACCTGATTATGCAATACAACATTTCACCAGAAACTCTGGTGGAACAAAGGCATCCTTCCGTAACTGTGGATAAGATTCTGAATCAGGAGATTGATTTTGAACCTTATAAAGAGTATGCTGTTTGTGCAAATGGCGCTATGTTTCGTAAAGATGTTCGTGGATTTCTTCCTGAACTGATGGAAAAAATCTATAAGGATCGCACCATCTATAAGAAGAAAATGATTGCGGCAAAACAGGAATATGAAAAGAAAAAAACAAAAGCACTGGAAAAGGAGATTGCAAGATGTAATAACATCCAAATGGCAAGGAAGATTCAACTTAATAGTGCTTATGGTGCTATTGGCAATCAGTACTTCCGTTATTTTAAACTAGCCAATGCTGAGGCAATCACTCTTTCTGGACAAGTTTCAATTCGATGGATTGAAGAAAAAATTAATAACTATCTAAACAAAATTCTTAAGACAAATGATGTTGATTATGTTATTGCTTCAGATACTGATTCTATCTACCTTAATATGGGTCCTTTGGTGGAGACTGTATACAAGGGAAGAGAAAAAACTACTGAGAGCGTTGTGTCGTTCCTTGATAAGATCGCTCAGGTGGAACTTGAAAAATATATTGAAGGTTGCTACCAAGAACTGGCGGACTATGTGAATGCATATGATCAAAAGATGCAGATGAAACGAGAGAATATTGCCGACCGTGGAATCTGGACTGCCAAGAAGCGTTATATCCTGAATGTTTGGGATAGTGAAGGTGTTCGTTATGAAGAACCTAAACTTAAGATGATGGGTATTGAGGCAGTCAAATCTTCTACTCCTGCTCCTTGCCGTCAGATGATTAAGGATGGGTTAAAATTGATGATGAGTGGAACTGAAGAACAAGTAATTGAGTTTATTGATAAGTGTCGTTCTGACTTTAGAAAACTTCCACCAGAGCAGATTGCCTTTCCTCGCACAGCATCTGATGTCCGTAAGTATCGTTCTCACTCTGACATTTATGCTAAAGGAACTCCTATTCATATTCGTGGAGCACTTCTTTTTAATCATTATATTAAGGAGAAGAATCTTACCAATAAATATTCACTTATTGGTAATGGTGAGAAGGTTAAATTTATCTATCTCAAAAAACCAAATATCATTCAAGAAAATATCATCTCTTTTATTCAAGACTTTCCAACAGAATTGGGTCTTGACAAATACATCGACTATGAACTACAATTTGAAAAGAGTTTTCTTGAACCACTAAAATCAATCCTAGATGCGATTGGATGGAATGTGGAAAAAACTGTAAACCTTGAACTATTTTTCTCTTAATGGATTTACCTATTAGCGACGATGAACTGCAAAAAATTATTAGTGCTCTTGGATTTGGGGGAGATGCGGCACTTTATCACAAACTAAAACTTGTAAAAGAACTTAGAGAACAAGGTTTACCTTATAAAAAAATACTTCGTGAACAATACGGGCTGGTAGCATAATGGACTTTTTAAAAGATATTGTAAAAGAAATTGGTGGAGAATACACACAACTCGCATCAGATATAGATGAAACTGAAACTTATGTGGACACGGGTTCGTACATATTCAATGCTCTTGTATCTGGGAGT